CTTCCATTGTTGAGATATAATCCCTGGCATTTTTGTTGTATCGTATGATAGAGTAATATGATTTAATCTATGGACTTCAATATGAGTGTCAATAACACAAACATCGTGGAAATTAGGATTATAACTCGTAAAATGCATTTCTGAGCCTGGTACTATTATCCCTCCAAGATTTGAACTAAATCCAACTTCAGAAAAATCATGAGTTCTTGAAGGTTCTTCAGAAACAATTAGCATATGTTCGCATCTGTCTAATACTCCATCTCCGTTTAAGTCAACAAGTATTGGATTAAAATTAAATTTAGAAAATAATGGATGTTCAACACTGTTTAATGAAGCTAATTCATTTGCAATATTTGTCCATGCTACAAGATCCGCATTATTTGTAGGATACGGGCTTTGAATAATGTATTCGTCTAATATTTCAGTATGTAATACTGGATCTATTTGTCTAATAAAAAATTTATGGCCGTTTGAATATCCATTTAAACCTATTTTAAAAGATGAATTAATATCGGCACCAACTCTCATCATATCCCAATTAACTTCACTACCATCATTCCATTCTTGAGTTCTTAATTCTTTCCATTGATATGGTCCTGGTGTTTCATTGAATCCAGTTACTGTGTTTGAGTCTACATATCTTCTAACAGTTGAAAACTCTTCTCCAAACTCAGCGTCGTGTACATAGTTTGCCCTGTCTAGTGTCAAGTAATATGTTGCGATTATACTATCAACATCTGCTGTATTCTCTCTGGACCAATCCCAATTACCTCCAGCAACATCGTATGTATACTTAGATTGATTCAAATTTAATTGAGGAAGCATTCTCTGGAATAATCCATAAACTTCAACATTTTTGTTTTTAACTTCAAAATAGTTTTCTTTTCTCCAAGAACTTCTAACATTATATAAATCAAAAATTGAAAGTTCTACTGAGTACATTCCAGCATACGGTAACACAACTGGAAATTGTTGAAATTCTGGGTGAAATTCTCCGTTTACATCAACATAACCAACTCCGCCTCTAAATGATTTTAAATAGCCTTTAGGACCTTTAATAGTCCATTCCATTTCATAAATTCCCTGCTTCCACCAGTTATTCCATGTTAATAATTTATAAGGTTCATTTGCTTTTAAATAATCGTAGTAATTTAAAGATGGATTTGTAGGAAGGGTTGGAAAATCATTATAAAAATTATATCCAATAACACCACCTGCATATTCTTTACCAGCATCCATATATGTAAATTCAGCTGAATCCCATGAATCAATAAATGATTCTGCGTTTAATACAATCGGACACCCAATAGGTATACCATCTAATGTATTAAATGTTGATTTTTCTTCATTATAATATCCATTATAGAAATTTATAATCGATTCAGATATTTCTTCTCTATCTTGATTTGACAAATTTAAAAAATCTTGGGTAATTCCAGTTAATCTATAATCAACTTTTCTTAAATCTTCAATAAATAATTGTTTTTCAATCGGGAATCTGCTAAAGTAAACATCTTGCCCTGCATTTTGAACTTTTATCGAATGCTGATTGTTCCAAACGTTTAAATTAAATTGAGAAAAGTAATCACCCTCTCCCGTAATATCGACAATCTTTGCTTGAAGAGGTAGAAAATTCTTTTGAAGCTTATTCTTAAGTCCATATAGTTTTATTAATACCTCATCTGGAGAATAATCAGTTGATTCTTTAACTGTTGGAATATCCCATTCGTCAACTCCACCATCTGCTTCGTTTAATCGGTAAACAAGGCTAAAACGGCTTGTCTTTTTAAGATTAGAACTTGGAAGTTCTTGACCCTTATTTTTGTCTGCTAAAAATCCAACGGTGTCTTGATTCGGTACAGCGACTGCCTTTAATTTACCAAAGTTTTCAGACTGCTCATTGATGTTTAGCCAATATTCTTTAAGTGTTAGTTTACTATATCCAAAGAAATCGATCGCATTTAAAATTGCTTTATATGTACCAATAAATGGTTTTATTGTACTTGCCTGTAATAAAAGTTCCTTTCTCTTTTGATTTAATAACAACCAGTCTGGAGATAATTCTTTAATGTCAGAATCCTTAAGAATCATATAATCCTCAGGACTTAATGTCATACCAATATTCGATAGTAAAACAGAAAGTCTTTCATCTTCCTCTTCAGTTTCTCCGTAGATTCTAATTGTTGCAACAAGCGTTTCTACTCCACTAGCTGAAATTTCGGTTATATCTAAAAGTCTAGTGTGGAAGTTATCTTCCATACTCATTAGGGCAACATTACATTTAATTGGGTTTAAAGGTAAGGTTGTATTGATTATCTTTACACCATTTTGGTCGACGCCAGCAGATGATGTAGAATTTAATAGAGAATATGTTTGTACTTTATCTTTTTGAATCTCTAATTGCCCATTGTTGTTTTTTGCACTATATAAAAATATGTCTTCGCTAAAATCATATCCACTAAAAAATTCAAACTTAAATGAACTAGTTCCTGGATTTTCAGATATTGGAGTAACAAATTTAGTATTTCCTAAGGGTCCTGAAACCTCTTCTAAAATATATAGTGTTAGGGTCTCATATAATCCGACAGACACGTTTGGTAAATAACAAACACCCTCCCATATATTCGTTGTAGAATTATAGAGAAGGTTAAGGTCATTCGACTCACTGTCAAAAAATCTTAAATTTTTATACGCCATTGTTATTTAACTTTTTTATCGTTCTTTTTAATAGTAAACGATTTATATGCTTTTAAATATGTTACTGAATCAACCCAGTCAGCAACAACGTGCTGAATTAGGACAATAAAGTCATTCATTGTATCATTTCTTTGGATATAGCTTGAGATCGAATTTATCAACATATTTTCTCGGTAATTATTACCATTATGAAGTCTTTGGTCCATTGCGGTTATTCTGCTATCGTAAGATTTTACCTTTCTTACTTTAAATAAATTACTAAATAAATCCATTATAGTGCCTTTCTATTTTGTGCTTGTACTCTACTAAAAATAGTATTCGGTACTGCAGGTTCGTCAAAGTAAATTGAAAGTGCAGCCATTTCTCCCATTTTCGCATCGTCTAATACTGTTGCTCCATCTCGATCTTGCCAACCTCCTCTAAATAATGCAACCTCTTCTTTTTCAAGAATAATATCTCCAAATGAATCAAGATTAATTACATTTTCAGGTAATGCTGCACCTGGTTCAAAGTTAACATTATTGGTCACAACAGTTCTTTTAAAGAATACATATTTTTGTTTTCCGTTTCCAATCTCTTCAAGAACAGGTGTGCTTGGAGTAACTGTAACAGTTTCACTTGAGTAATAACCATTTTTTCTTGCTGTTTCCTCTTTTTCGGAAACAAATCTAATATTTACTGAATCAATACCTTCAATACCCTCTAAAAGAGCAATGATGTCTGATTTCGGTAACCTGTCTCTTCTTGTAATATTAATTAAATAGCTAGATATTTTTGAACGAATTGCGGTATAAAGATTTGCTTTGTCAAATCCTTCAAAATAACGAACTTTAACGTCCATTCTAAAATATTGAGCCTTGGGTTCTACTATTTTAACTTCAGTAGTTACCATCTGCTGACCTGATTCCTCAAGAACTTTTAATATTCCATTCTTTTCTTGTTCAGAGAAAAAGAATTCCTCTTGGTGTATATTAAAATAGTCATTATTTTTTGTCAGTTTTCTAGCTGTGTCTGGTAACATAAACAAATATATCACGTTATCATCGTCAATAAAACCATCTTCTGTCGTATTATATGCGTCTAAATATGAAAACATTCCATATCTTGAAAGAAAAGACTCGTAATTTTCCGGAGTTGCCAAAACGAACGAGTGACTTTGCATTGGAGCAATTAATCTAGTCAATTCAAGGGGCTCTGGATCAGATCCCATAATAGGTGCAACTGTAAACGAAGATTCTAATAATTGATTTAAGTTATATGTGTTTCCTAATGAATCAAATCCTTCAGTCTCATATTTAAAATTAAGGTCTTTAGAACCTGATAAATTACCTCTTGAACCGTCTGTTACGACGTATTCAATACTAATTGTTGATCCTTCTTTTGGAATCATACCAAAAGATCCATTTCCAAAATAAATATCTAATCCTCCAGTAATACCAGTTTTCACCATATATCCTTTAGTGTCGGCCTTCATATCGTATAATGAATCATATTTAGTCCAAAGTTCGCTATTTACACTAACCCTAACTGAATGATGATCTGTATTCTTTTTGATAATTATATTAAAAGATTGTAACTTTGCACCAGTTCCGGTAACACCCTGTCTTTCAATTTTACCCTGAATTACAGGAATATAAATATATTCTGGGTTACTTTTTTCAATTCTAAATTGGTCGTTGTTTGTCTTTAATAAGTATTGAAGATTATTTTTGCTTGCTTTAATGACAGTATTTGCCGGAATATTGATGGCGTCTCCTGCAATATCATTAAATGCGCTTGTATTTAATCTTACTCTAATCTCTCCAACTGCTGAAGTTCCTCTAAATGGATCATGACCTGCAAGTCTTGCAAGTCCATATATTGATTCTGGGTTTTGTGCTGTTAAAATGTTTTGCTCAACTGTTGCATCTTCAATGTAGAAGAAAACAAGGTTTGTAAGTTCCGTTAGAACTTCTATAATTTGAGCAAAAGGCGATGATGTTGAAAAAATATCACCAGATCGACCATACAATCTACTAATGTATGTTTTGGTATCATCCAACATTTCGCTAGCTTTTATTCTAGCTTTTGATAAAAATTTAAGTTCTGCCATCGTATTTATTTTTTATACATATAGTCCTATACCATATCTATTGTCAATAGTTATGTCTACAAAAACCATGTTTCTTTCTTTTTCGGATGTAAATTCAACATTTACACTTACCGGATATTTATATGAAAGTGGACAAAATCTGTCTATTCCAGCCTCAACCATACCCTTTAACATTGTATCATTATATCTAAATGAGTATACGTAATCTTCAAGATTTAATCCAAAATCAGGATTTCCCATAACCTCGCCTTTATTTGTAAAAATAAGGGTTTCGATTTGGGTTAAGAGCATTTGAATATCTTCATCTGCTTGCAATTGTTCTGCATCAAAATTAGGATCGCCTAACGCTTTTATATATAATTCCATAGTAATATATATTCTTTTAAGAATGCATCATCCAGTCGGTACCTTCGTCTGATTTGATTTCTTCGATTAATTTGTCTAATTCCTCTTCACCGAGACCTTTAATTAAATCTGGGTTAACTTGAATATTCCCGGGAAGCGTAAATCCAAATATTCCTAGTTTTTGTCCTAAAGAAATTTTGATTTTTGCCGCACAATATCTAAAGAAAGCCTCGTCTTGGAACAATGCGCATTCTGGAATTGTTTCATAAACTTCAAGGATAACATTTTTCTTTGGAGATTCTCCAGTAAATCTTAACTCATGCGTTAATTGATTGTAGTTATAACTTAATGGATTTCTCATAATTTGACGAGCTAAATCAAAGAAACTTTCGTTAATTACAAAGTATTGTAAATTTTCTGCAGCAGCTCCAGTTTTAGTACCTCCATACATTCCACCCATTAACATTCTTTCAATTGCAAAATCTCCTTGTGTAAAATTAATATCCATAGATCCTCCCCAATTTGCGCCAACTTCTCCAAGTCCATATACTGAATAGACTTCATTTCCACCAGTAGCTGGATTCATTCCTGGAAGTGTAAAACTTCTTGTTCTTTTAAAATGCTCCGAAGAGAATAATTCAATCGGTAAAACCATAAAGTTTTCTCTAACTGAATACTCATAATTTTTATAGAACCATTTTTTAGCCCTTTTAACAATGTTCATTACTTCACTTCTAGGTAAATTCATAGGAATCATACAAGAACCTGTAATTTCATCTGCTAATTCATTAACAAACTCGTTAAAACATCCGCTTTCCCATGTTGGATCTACTAGAGAACTTTGTCCGCCTACTATTATTTCACTCATCTTATTATTTTATTTTTATATTGCCTTTGATTTAACAATTTCAACATCGTTATCAAATTTAGCAAGCTTTTTATCATACATACCCTCTCTAAAAATACCGCCCTTCATTGAACCTTTAAATGTTCCTTTTCCATAAATGTAACAATCGCTTGCAACACAAGAACCGTGAACATAGGATCCATCTAGTTTCGAACTATTAATTTGGGTTGAAGAATAGAAATTACAATAGTGAATATCTGATCCGTTAACATCGCATCCATACATATCACATTCTGAAAATTCTCCTCTTAAAAAACAATCTACAAATTCGTAACCCCTAAGGTCAACACAATATTCTAATCTTCCATTTGCAACTTGAATTCTCCCTGAATCTGAATCATAATTAATATGTCCTTTTGAAAGATCACCATGTGTAAATAATCTCATAACTCTTTCTTTAACACTTGGCCAATAAAGGTCAACTATCCTAGGATTATCATTTAAGTCAACTGTAAATTTAACATCTTTCCAGTTGTCTTTAATTGTTTTCCAATCTTTACGAGCATTAATTATCCTTTGATTTGAAGATATTATTTTTTTAAGTTCAATTGAATTTAAAGAATTAAAGTTAGTATCTTCCGTTGATTTCCATAATTGAAGTAGGAATTGGTCAACTAAATGCAATATTGTTGTTGTTTTCTTTTCCCAATCAGCTCCTCCAACATATCTAAATTCAAGATAGTTTTTATGTCTTTTGTCAAAATTGATTCCGTAATATTTGGTATCTGGGTAAATAAAGTTTTGTTGATTGATATAATTTCCATCAAAGAAATATGTGTCCTCTTTTGGAAGTACAAATTTAATAGATTTTGCGTACGCTGAGTTTTCTCTTTTTGGAAAGAATTTGAATACCTGCTCTTCATTAAAATCAAGAATAAATTTAAGAACATTCATCTTTGAAATTCTGTACTTATTTTCAATTTTAGATTTATCAAAAGAAAGATTTAAGTGAATTGAAGATCTGTCATTTGTATATCCATTCTCTTCAATCCATTTACATACATTAATAATCATTAATCTAGCTGCAAAATAAGGAAGGGCTCCAGTAACAAGCTCAAGAAGCTTTGCTCCTCCTGACATGTCAGGTTCTATTTTAAATTCATCTTGAGTTACTTCAAAATCACTATGCGCTTTTGTTTCAACATGGATTTTTTTACCTAATAATTCTGCTAATTTTTTAGCAGTTTCTTCGGCACTAAAATTTGAATAAAATTCAAATTCAACGCCAACTAAGGCGTTTTGTAAAACGTTTGAATCGTTTAAGTTGTTCATTATTATCTAGATATTATTACTTAAGTTAAGTTATATATCTGAAAATAATAACTACATCAAAGAATCCAGCTTAGTTTGTAGTTTTTTAATTGATTTTTCATAGTCAACAATATACTTTTGCTTCCATATAATATTTTGATTTTTCCAAAATTCTATCTTTTTAGCAATACCGTCTACCATCTGTTGATTGTAGTATGATTCATCGTTATTGTAATTTTTAGCAGCATCTCTCTTTACAATCTCTGACCATGTTGGCCATTCATACCAATCGTTTTTATCTTTTAAAATCTTAATAATTTCGTCATCACTTAGTTTTAGATTAGTTTCTAAATCTTCTTTAGCTCTTTCAATTCTAATTTCATAACTTTGAATTTCTTTATTAAGTTTTTCAAGCTTAGACATCTTCTTAATTTTTTCAGAATACTCTTTAGTAATTTCAGTAGCACCTGTTTTTGGAAGATCTGTTTTGACAATATATCTATAATGAAGTCTTTGTATGTTATGACCACCTGCGTAAATCGCTTCTGTTGAAAAACTATAAGCAATTTCTTCTCTTTGAATTTGAGATGAAATTTCAATATTCCCTTTAGCGCTTTTGCGTACGTTAAGTGATATTAATGAATCTGTTGGCATTGTATACATCTCAATTGATTTAACCATATCGTAAATTAAATTGATTCTCGCATATTCTCTATCATATTTGGTGAATTCCTGTTTAAAAGTTTCAACAAACCATGTTTCAGTTGCCGATATCATTTCAATTATAGTAGGTTCCAATGCTTCTAAAATAACATTAACAATATTATTTTGATTAGATTCATTTAAGAATTGTCCGTATGTTTTAAATTTATTCATGATATATTTATCTGGTTTAATTATAATGTAAATATAAACAAAAAAGCCCAGATTAAAAAATCTGGGCTATTAAATTTATGTTAAAGTTATTAACAATTACAGTTTTAAGAAAACTTTTCTTGTCTCAACTTCAATTCTTGTAACTTGAACAGTGATATTATCATTCTTTGCAATTGATGTAATTTCAACACCTTCAGGTAATTCAGATACGTGTAATAATCCAACAATACCATCTCCAATGTCTACAAATACTCCATAATCTTTAACAGATTTTATAGTACCTTTAACCTCAACTGGGAACGATTTGTATTTAGTTGCAATTTCTTTCCATGGATCTACTGCTTCAACATACTCTAATTGAGTCAATGTAATTTTTTCATCAGTGATGATTTCTTTTACAATAAATGTAATTTCGTCTCCTGGATTAATTTCTCTTGCTTTATGTTTTTTAGCAAATTCAGGATTTAAGTCATTTGCATGAATCATTCCAGTTAAACAACCATCGAATTCAACGAATACTCCGTATTTAGCAGAACCTGTAACATTTCCAGTTTTAGTTTCTCCCATTGTGTTTTTAAGTTCTTCAACTTTTCCAGGGATTAATGCTTGTAAATATTTTCTATGTGAAACGATTACAGTGCCTCTTTCTGGAGAGTAGCTCATAGGAACTACATACATTTGAGTGTTCAATACTGATTCAAAGTTTGCAAGTTTATTAATACCTGCAAGAGAACCTGGCATGAAACAATCAATTCCTTGTACATTTACAAAATAACCTCCGTTTGGAATCATTCCAGTTACTGTTCCAATATATGCAGTGTTTCCTTCTTCGGCAGATTTTAACATTTCTTTAAGAGCAGCTGCTTTAATTCCAGCTTCAACTGAACCTACAATAAATCCTCTAGAGTTTGAACCTCTATCTGCTACAATTTCAACATCTATTTTTTCTCCAGGTATCAATTTATTTTTAGATACTTGAGATTCCCTAGACATATCAATGTACACCATTTCTCTATGTCCAATATCTATTGAAGCCCATTCTTGGTCTACTGAATAAACAGTTCCGGTATGGTTTTCTCCAACAACAACATTAAATACTTCGGTTGATCCTAATTGGAATTGATGCATTAAATCAAACAATTCTTGGGCGTATGGCTCTCTAGAATATATCTTTACATTGCTTGGAGTTTTAACGTGAACGTTTGGTTTTCTAAAATTTGTTGGGCAATCTGCTGAATGGGCATCCCAATCAAATCCTAAGATTCCCTCATTTTCTGTTTGTTTTTTTGTTTTAACGTCTTGTGACATTTTTTTAATTTTTAAAGGTTAATAATTTATTAAGTTATATATTAGATTTTTAGAATGTTGTTGGACTTACACCAACCATTGGAATTGGAGGACCGGATGGTACTATAAATCCGCCTAAGTATAAGAATTTGACTCCTAATAAATGCTTTGCACATGAAACTGCAACCGCCGAAGCAACTGCCTTTGATGCAACTGGCATTAGTGGCTGTATTTTAAATCTTTTACCAGTATTCCATGCTTTTCTAAGGTCATTTGCTAGCGCATTTTTATTTCCATAAGAAATTGGAGCATATTTACCTCCTAACGGAGGAACAGAAGTACATGGAGTTATCGGTGGTGAGGGAGCAAACGGTTGAACTGCTGTACTTTTCCAATAGTCAATAATAGCCTGCGCCATTACATCATATCCATCGCCTCCTTGTGAATCCTCTTCTACTTTACCAGTCATTGAGTTACCCCATTTTCTTAACAGATCGTACCATTTATTTTTTTCTTTAAGATATTCTAGTATCTTTTTAGTGTTTCTTTTCAATTCTGCATTTTCATAAATAAATTTACTGATAAAGCTATTTGAGTTGCCATCTTTTTTCATATTTCTGTCTGAATATCCCTCCATTCGTTTATCAATTTCTTTAAAATAAACAAATTTGCAAATATCGGCAGCATTCAGCCAGCTTGGTATTTTTGGCTTATTATCAATATGCTCTTCCTGAAAAATGTACTCATTTATCGGGTTAAGTATATTACTGGCCTTTGGGAGTCCATACAATTTTTGGATTGCATCTTCTTTTTTAAGAGTTTTATCTTCAGATAAAATGTCTTTAATCAAATCACTTTCAGATAGGGAGTTCTTATACTTAATTTCATATTTTTTAAGTTCTGATTTAAAACCATCTTCAATATCTTTTTTAGTGATTCCGAATACTCCTCCTTGATTACCCTGCTTATTAAAACGTTCAATTAAATCTTTTCTAAAAGATTCCGCTTTTAATAATGCTTTTTTACGGGCAACACTGTCCTTTATATCTTCGTATGTGTTTCCTTTTACTCCTAGTATTTTAAAAACTTCAGCTTTTACTTTTTTACCAAAAGCTTTATTATGTCCAATATCTAGCCTATCTACCCATTCTCCATATTCCGCAGATCCATCGTTTTGATAAACAACTCGAAGTGCTATTTTTTTAGCTCGCTCATCTTCTGTCATTTCAGGAATTGAAGGTCTGGTTTTTTTATCAGCAAAAGGGTCTTTGATCTCTTCAATAACGTTAACACCTTCGGGTTTAATTTCAAGAGTTATTGTTTTGTTTATTTCTTTTAATAAGGTAGTCCCGTCAGGGCCATAAACACCCTTAAAAATATAAGTGTAAGATCCGGATTGGGTTGGTGCAAGCACATGTAGTACATTGTCTGTCGCAATCTGAATTGGCTGATCAGTCCCATTGATAGAATATAATAATTTGTAGTTAATCCCTTCGGTAAATCCTGAGATAGTCATAGTGACATATCTTTCAGGTTCTCCAGGTTTTGAAGCTTCTTCTAATAAATTTGAATCTATTTCTCCAGTAACTTGTGGTTTTTCTTCAGTAGGGCATGTCGATGGAAAAAACGGGTAAAATAAAAACTTCTCTAAATTATCTTTATTTTTTTCGGTCCATTTTTCAAGTTCACAATAAGTATCGAAATTAATATCTGGACCCTGGGACTTTTCAAACATGTCAGCATATTTTGAATTAGAGAATTTGCTTTCAAATTCAACATCCTCTTCCTCATATATTTTCTTAAATGCCTTTTTAAAACCGTCTTCAAGAATTGGTTTTTGACCAGATTGATGCATGTTTCCAAACATCGTCTGTGATGTTTTTACGCTATTAAAATATTCACCTGCTAAAAACACAGCAAACTCGTCTATGCTTTCTGCGCTTAGACTAGATAATTTTGCTGATACTTTATTAATGAAAATTGGCCACTGTGCTGGCATAATATAACGTTTTAGAAATTATATATCCTATTTACCTTTTTGTTGATAGTCTTTATGCGAAGATTTTAAACTACTAACAGTTGATGGTGTTGCTGCTGCCGGAGGCCCTGAAGGACCAACTCCTGTCGGATGAAAATGGTTCTTATAATCATCAAGCAATTTATTTAACCATTTCTCAAGAGATACTCCACGAACGGTAGGTTCCGCTTCATCTTCGCTACCTTCTCCTGTATTACTTAAAAATACATTTCCAGAATCTAAGAATATTTTTTCAGCACTCGATATTTTAATATAACCTTTTTCATCGATTTGAATTAGGGGTCTCTCTTTTGCTCCAGAGCCTCTCGTAATTACTAATCCATCCTCAGGTGAGTGATAGATTCTAATGTTTCTTACTTCATCATATATTAATGATACAACATCTTGCGCTTTTCCTGACTTTTCTAATACATCAGCCTTTAACGCTTTACTTTGATTGATTTGAAACCAATATTCAGGATGATATATGTTACCATTATCAAATCGAACTGCAACAATTGTTCCAACGTTTGGTGTATGATGAGCTCCTACGAAATCACGATTCATTGGTGTTGCCCATGGAATAGCATCATTTGGTAGTTTATCAAATTTACCAAAAACTTTGACGCGACATCTTCCAAAAAATTTAGGGTCAGCATTATCTACAACCTCACCGATCCAGTGGGTTTCCCTAATATTGTCCTTGTCTAATTCTTTATCTGTTGCCATTAATCGTGAACATTTCCTAAGTTTCTAACTGCGTTTTGAGCGCCTTTGTCTAATGCTTGTCTTATAGTACCTCCGCTTGCAACATTAGTAATGTTTGCTGGTATTACATTTCCAAGATTTTTAACAAGCTCTGGTACATTTGTCTCTTGATCTACTCTTCTAATAAAATTAGAAAATACGTTTTCAAATGTTGGTATTCTATTTATTGTTTTATCTTTAGCGGCCTGTATTAATTCTTGTTTCTTTGATTCTGCTAATTGTTTAAGTTGATTTTTGGCTTTTTCAGAAACCTCATCAATTTTACCTTTAATTTTATCTTTGGCAAAATCCATTGGAGATTTTGAAGTTGAGTCAAAAAATTCAGAATCCGGAGCCGGCGATAATTGATTTTTTGTATGTTCAGGCGCATCAACAATTCCATTAAGTACTCTTGCTTCTATTTTTTTAGAACATTCATATTTAATAGAAATTGTATTAGACGCAGGACTTTCTGGATTTTTAGAAAGATCTGCAAAAATAGTGGTACCTGTTGCCATATCAAATTCACAATAATCTAATCCAATCATAAAATATGGTCTACCGCTGGTACCCATAATATCTTCATTTTTATTCTTAGTGTCTATTGTTGGTTTAATATTAGAAGGAAAATTCTTTAAAGCAGTTTCTTTATTAATTCCTCCAACTTTAGTTTCAGTTTTAACCTGTATTGTTCTAACTTCAGTAACATAAACCCACATTCTAAATTTTCTTAAGTTTGCTGGCATTATATAACACCATTTGCGTTCATCAAATATGGCTCTTCTATATAAATGCATTAAACCTGCAATTTGTAAATTTAAAGATTCTAAAGTCTCAATTTCAATTTTTGCGTCATCTCCTCCCCAATAATTATTTAATGGGTCATATTGCTGTAATCTTTCTAATCCTTTAAGGGACTGCCAGAACCATGGTAATTCCATGTTAATAGTGTACAAAGCATCTTTAAATGCTTGTAAATCTTCTAACCTATCTTTGTAAAATGCATCCTTTTCTCCTAACTCCGCTAAAAATTTTTCAGCAGGTTCAGATAATAATGGAGAAGCTTCTGGATCAAACCAATCAAACAATAAGGCAAACGAAAGATAGGTAGGATCCTGGTATGGAAACTTCCTGTATGAACCTTTTCTAAAGTCGTTTGGCGTTTTAAAATCTGACATATATTATTTATCTTTATTTATTGCTTTTGCATTTTTTCAACGCCAGGATAACTATCTTGTAATCCTAAAATAGCAGTTCGTTTTAAAGCATTCTCATCTGCTCCTATAAGTTCATTTCCAGTGAATATTAATGTTCCTGTTTTAGATACTTTTATTTGACTAAAAGGACCTCTTCTTACAATAACATATGAATATTCAGAAGTTTCAGGCGCTGGTTGCTGCGGTGGTGTTGGCTCTGGAACAGGAGCTGGAACAGGCGGCGGAACAGGTTCAGGTGCTGGAGCAACAGGAGGCGCCGGTGCCGGCTGAGGTGTTGTTGCCGGAGCAACTGTTTCAGGGTTAATATTATTAACTCTACTTGGCCATTCTCTCCTTAATAGGTTCAATTCTTGTTTAACTGAAGGTGCTCCAGATTTATAAAGGTATTTAAAACCTCCAATAACATAATATCCACTTAAGAATTCGTCAACAACCATTTCTCCGGCGTTTAATCCGCCATTTTCTTGATCAGTTGGCTTACTATCGAACCCATCCTTTTCTTTCTTTTCTTTTACTTGGTTTTCAGCATCAAGTCTTTGTCTTTCTCCAGTGTATATAACAACGGGTATTTTATGAAATCTATGAAGTGCTGGATTAAACGTTTGTAATTCGACGTCTAAAGACATTTTTGTAACTTCATCCATGTTTTGTGAATTACTAAGAGCTGAATATTCATAATTCAAATGAGTACCTGATGTTTCAGGATCTCCACACTTTCTACCAACATACTTATATTTAATTTCATTCTTATATCTGTCTTCATCTCGGCGACCTTTCATCGGTTCCTCGATATCTTTCATGTTTTTGCTTGCTAGAGGTTCAATATCGTGAGAAACTAATCCTTCATCAGAATCATTTTCAAAGTATTGAAGAACTCTTTTGTAACCATTCTTTTTAGCAGCGGATCCAGCTTTATTTTTAAGAGCTTGTTTTACTATAAATAAATTAGATCCTATATCTCTTTTATGATTTGTTAGGACAAGCGGTCTTTTCACTTTATTAACTCCGTCTGCTGGCGCTTGCGGAGTATCTGATAATTCCTTTTCAAAGGCGGCGATCATCTCTTCTACGTCTTCTTCTGAATCCATTAACTTATTTAAGTTAACATAATTCACATAATAATAAGGGTCAATACAATATGCCTGGAAGCTATCCTCATCAATGTAGGAGTGGCGAACCAAATCTTCTAATGTATCAAACATAGAATTGTATGGTATAACCAGGTTCATCTTATCATCAGTTACGTCAATGTTACTTGCGACCCCAAGTTTTAAATCGTTTGCAATAGATTCAATATGGTCTAAAGAAGTTCCAGAACCGTAAGATTTGCAATCTTCGGAATATAATCCCGGTACTTTTATTCTACCGCTAAAATGGTATTTATTACCGCGACCCTCTCCTCTTTGTGGGGGAGCATCTGCGCTTGAGATATCGAAATCAATTCGAATATCTTTATATTGGTCTTTTTCTAAAGTACCCATTCTAAAGTTAATAACATCGCCATCTCTTGGAAATGAATCAACCCCAAAAACTCCTTCAGTATCAATGATTGATAAATCTATTGTAGGTACTGTTCCGGTACAATCTAATTCCATAGAAAGAATATCGAAATCGCTGAAAACATATCCGTTTATTGACACCATTAAAATGTAGCCTTTACTTGTATTGGCCTTTTCATTTCCTTCATTTTCTCCGATCGAGGCGAATTTAACCTCATCTAATTTAATAGTAGGTTCAGTTATTGTAAGAATATGATTGTCAATTGATGCCATTATATAGTGATAAATCCGTTTCCGATTTTAATATTAGAATCTCCTTCTTTTAAAATATTAGGAGGTAAAATTTGTTTTGATCCGTTTGCTTTTTGCGCTGCCTTTCTTTGTAGATATTCAATTCTCTTAGCATCTTTAACAGGAAGTCTTTTAGTGTCAACGAATTGATCTCTAATTGAAATTTCATTTGCAGGACCAACCAGTTTTATTGGTTTAATTACGCTAAGAACTGAAATATTTACTGGAATTTCTAATATATCGCCTTCATCGATAATAAAGGGATTTGATATTCCATTCCATTTTAATATATAATCACAATAATCTGCATCTCTATAATACTTTAAAGAAATTAAATCTATTCGACCAATCTGATCTTCAGTAACAGTATGAACCGCCATAATATCTACGTTATTCGTAAATATTACAGTAGGTTTTGTGAATACTATTTTAGTATTATCTGTAGAGCTTTGCTTCTTTTCTAAAGTATTAAATCTCATTATTGTTTTTCTTTTTATTATCCATTACTTACTTTTCTAAAGACATTAATAAAATCTCCTTTTGCAACCTTTCTGTCTTTATTTCCATAAGCACTAACGTCAGTAGTTTTATTAATATCGGCGACATCGTCAGGCTGTAGGTAGAATCTACCTCGACCTGCGTTAAACATTGATTCAATTTCAGCCTTGTCTCTTGGTCTACCTGGTTTTAATTTAATTACAGCAACTAATCTTTCTGGAAAATCTTGAACCGCATTAGCCCCTTCAAATGTTATTTCGCAATCAGTCATACATAAATTTCCAATAACAACAATAGGATCTAATGGATTTCCAATCGTTAAGTGCCAGTTTCCAGTAGGATCTCCTGTTAATAATGAAGCTGCTGCTTGAGCACCTTGCGGTGTGTTAAACATCTCCATTGCAGGTCCACCGATTAAATTGTTTATCATCTTATTGTCTTTTAATGCACCTAACGCTCCTTTAACATCTCCTTTAAGTAGCGAGTCAAACGCGTTTCCTCCTCCTTTAAGAGCTCCTCCAAACAATTTACCCATATCTTCTACAACAGAACCCGCAAATCCAAGATAATCTCCTGATTTTAATTTATTTAAGTTACCTAGGGGCTTTGCAGCTCCTCCACCACCTCCAATATATCGAACAGATCCTCCCCAGAAAGGAGCATTGTTAAATGTTAATGCTAAAAGATTTGATAATTGGTCAAGCATCATAAGTTTAGGATTTGCCCCTTCAAAACTACGCAACTCATATTCAAATTTAATAGAAAATTCTTGTGAAAAATTAAGACCCTGTTCCCTAATTAAAACCTGCTTAATAACATTAAGAGGTCCGAATACGTGATTAGGATATGTGTTTGAAAATTGGTCATAGTCGGCGTTTTGATCTCGAGCATTTGATTCTACTGCTCCACGACCCGCAGCTCCATTTGCCATGGCCGACATTATTTTACTATTATTAACCATACTACCGAATTTACCAGCCGAAGCCTCTCTACTCGGTGAAGTTATAGTCTGCATTTCAGATTCTGCTTCTTTCCAACCAAATCCATGTGAAAACTTTAATATTTCCGACATAGAATTTCCTGGTGCCTCTCCAAGCCAAGTAACTGCTCTTGCAATATCTGGTTGCATTAATTCTACCATTTTTCCATCTTCACCCATTTGTTTTGGTGAGATAATATCGTCTGCTGCAGGATACGCAAATCTTCTAAGTGTGATTAAATAACTATTAGGAATTTTATTAAAGTATCTTGCTAACGCAAAATCAGAATAATTATAACGATATCCCATATTTCCGGTTTTTGATCCGGTTATTTCTATTATTTGTGTAACTGTTGGGTTAACTAATCGACCAACATTTATTTTTTGATATATCGTACCACCTGCTCCATTGCTCTCAAATCCATTACTTTCGCCCTCAAGCGGAGTCCCTTTATAGTTTATTAGAGAATAATTATTAAAATGAGAATATGGTCTATTTAAAGATGGTACAGTAGGTCCATTTTTCTTTTCGTCAGTTCCGGTGTTGCTTTTACTTTCGCTACCTTTAGGAGTATAACTTTCTGATGGTTGAACATCGGTATAATATTGAGATCCCCCTGCAGAAACTATAGTGAAAGGTTGATCTGCTTTAACTGCTCTTGCCTTTGTTTGGTCTGGTTTTGCGGCAGATTTTAGTGCTCTACCACGTCCTTTTGCCCCTGAATGAACACCATCTGGCGTTCCTCCATCAATCATTCCAAATTCTTTACCGATAACATTGTTGTAAGCGCTAATAAATCCTTTACCTAAAGAACTATCTTTTGCTACTTTAAAGGCAGCTTTCCCTTTATCTTTTACCTTTTTTAAAGAGTCTTCTATCTTTTCGGGCCACCACTTTTCATATTTAGGTTTTTCAGCCATTCTTGTTAAATATATTTATTTAAGTATATATCCAAGAATCTAGACTATTCTAAATTATCATAGTCAACTGATAGAGGTCTATAGAGCAGTTTTTCAAAATAATTCTTTTCGGTTCCTGCTCTTTCGCCTAAGAATTTTTTAATATGTGCTTCAAAAACACCCTTACTTTCGTAATGATATTTTCCTTTTGAATATGTAGATCTATTTGTAAGTTCATATAGATCCCTGATTGTCTTTTCGACCAAAAAGTCTTGTATGTTATTATATAACTCGCTAATTTCATTATATGTTCTAGTACACATAACAGAATCAACTATAATTAAAAATGATTCCCATTTAGTATCTATATGTTCTTGAAATTCTTTGACGTTTGCTATTTTTTGTCGAGCAATTCTAAAAGTGGTTACACCACCATCAAAAGTTTTTTCAAATTTCATATCAAACATATATCTCTTAAGAAAATCGATGTCGTCATAGAACTTTAGGATACGTATCTGATACCTTGGCATTTTATCGTTAAATTCCACATCATGAATAATTGCTTTGACAGGAAACACAATATTGCTATACCTGTTATTAGAAATTAGAACATGGATTTGTTCTCCTTTTGAAAAGAGTTTATGCCTAATCATTATTAACAGTATTGACTGAATCAAAAAGAGATATGATTCGTTCTTCTATTGTTTCTTTAGTATTGATTACTGTTAGGGAAATTGAGAATTCCCTTTCACTATTAGATTCAACCATACCTTTAAAATTCTGTATGATTTCAAAATCCATAGTTTTAAACAAATAAATTACGCGATTTACATTAAGTGTTTCATAACGTAAGCATCGCGTAATTTCATTGATTATTGTTAATCCTATAATTGAATTACTTGGATCTTGGCCGTAAGGATCCGATTTAATAAGTTTATTTTTAATAGAGACGTGATCGATGATTTTAGTCATCTCTTTGTCTGTATTTCTAATAAACTTATTAAACTCTCGTCTTGATGGACAACATATACATTCAATCGTTAGATTATTCATTTAATTGTTAAACGTTTAAGAAAGACGATCAAGTTCTTTCTTTAAACTTTTTATTTTTTCAAGTTTCTCTTCATTGTTCGGTATAAAATCTGATCCCCAACCTTCGATAACCTGTATTTGGTGTTTGCTTTTTGAATTACCAAAAGATAATCCAATATCTACACAAAGTTCTTTAATGAACTTTAATTTTGCAGTTGAATCATCAAAATCGTAAACAGTTGTTGATTCAAAAGATTCTCCAGCTGAATTAATATTATCATCAACAACAGTTTTTATAACACCATTATCGGCAAGCGTTATTTTAACTGTTTGCATTTACTCTAGATTTTAATGAGTTAGACGCGTCTTTCATTAATTTTCTAGCAGCTTTTTTATCTTCTCTACGAGTTGCTTGGTTTTTAATAGATAGCGTAAAAAATGCCTCTTCTAGCATAGTAATTTCGGCATCATTATATCCAATTTCAGCCCATGTTTTTTTCATGCTATTTGCTTTGTTTTGTAATGCATCTTCGATTTCATCGTTAACTCTGTTAACATGCGCTTCGTGCATTCTTTGTCCATCTTCTCTCATTTTAGTTGCCCATGCAATACCTTCTGGAGAGAATCTTCCAAACATGTTTTTAATTTTTAAATACTTAGAAATTTTAAACTGTTTTCTTTTTGCTTTTCTTGAATTTGTCGTACTTCTACCCATTGTAATAATTGTTTATGAAGACTGTTACCTCTTCTGTTAGATATTCTTGTAGTTTATTTATCTCAATTTGAGAGACTGCCACTTTGGCAATTGTGTTAATTAAATTTTCTTTGTCTTCATCTGCATTATCAATTAACATATCGAATATTTGCTTGTTTGGGATGTTTAAATTGATTGTTGTTTGGAAAGGTTCCATGTTTTTCTTAGAAAGCTTAGCAACTAATTCTTCTAATGCTGATTTTTCAGGTTCAAGTTCTTGTTGAACTTTTTGTTTTATTATAGGTGTAGTCGTTGAAGTTACTTTAATTCCAGATGCTAAATCATTTAAATCAATTGCACCAGGAAATGGTACTTCTCCACCGACTATTTTCTCTAAAAATTCTGGTAGTACTTCATTAAAAATTTGGGTACCATCTGTAA